AAGAAGCGACTAATTGTACTTCATGCTGGATTAAAATAATTAATGAGCTAAAAACAGTTTACAACGAATACAAAGATTAATTATTTGAATAAACAAAAAAAAATCAATGGCAGGAAAAGGTGGAGCAAGAGAGGGAGCAGGACGCAAACCAGTTGCAGAAGAAAAGAAAGTCACTGAATTAATAGTTAAAGCACTTAAAGGATATCATTCAGTTGATACAGATGAGGAAGCTAAACTAAAATTTATTGCAGATTTATATTCTACTCAAAGAGGTCAAATATTTTTGGCAGAACATTTATTTGGCAAACCAAAAGAAACGATTGACACTACACACACAATAAATAATTTTGAGTTAAAAGATATTTTCAGCTTTGATAGTTCTAAATGATAAATTCAAACCATTATTTAATTCAACGTCTCGTTATTTTATTATAACGGGTGGACGTGGTAGTTCAAAATCATTTGCTTTAAATTCATTTGCTTCATTACTTTCATACGAGGCAAACACAAAGATTCTATTCACAAGGCACACAATGACTAGTGCGCATATTTCAATTATTCCAGAGTTTAAGGAAAAAATAGAATTGATGCAACGTGAACAAGACTTTCTAATTAACAAAACAGAAATTTATAATAGGTTGTCAGGTAGTGAAATTTTATTTCGTGGTATTAAAACAAGTTCAGGCGATCAAACGGCTAACTTAAAATCATTGCAAGGTATAACGGATTGGATAGTTGATGAAGCTGAAGAGTTAACAAATGAAAACACCTTTGATAAAATTAATTTATCTATTCGTAGCAACAAAAAACAGAATAGAGTTATTTTAATACTTAATCCAAGTACTAAGGAACATTGGATTTATAAAAAATTCTTTGAAGAAAAAGGAATAAGCGAGGGTTTTAACGGAACGATTGGAGATACTACTTACATACATACAACGTACTTAGATAACATTAAGCACTTGCCTGAATCATTTGTTAACGAGATAGAGCAAATGAAAGTTAAGCATCCAACTAAATATAATCATCAAATATTAGGGGGTTGGCTAGACAAAGCAGAGGGTGTAATATTCACGAATTGGTCCATTGGAAAGTTTGAGAATGTAGGTACTTCGGTATTCGGTCAAGATTTTGGATTCAGTAACGATCCCACTACATTAGTTGAAACTTCAATAGACAAAGCAAACAAGAAAATTTACTGTAAATTACACTATCATAAAACGCATCTTACAACAAGCGATATTTTACAACTGAATACAAACTATGCTAATCGCAATTTAATCGTGGCAGATAGCGCAGAACCACGTTTAATTGCAGAACTACAAACTAAACTTAATATAGTTGGAGCAGTCAAAGGACCAGACTCAGTAATTTACGGAATTTCTTTACTTCAGGATTACGAATTGATTATAGATCCTGAAAGTATTGAAATGATAAAAGAGTTAAACAATTATTGTTGGTTGGAGCGTAAAAGTAAAACCCCAATAGATATGTACAATCATTGCTTTGTAGGTGAAACAATGATAACAACAAATAAAGGAGATGTTAGAATAGACTCAATAAAAATTGGTGATTATGTTTTGACAAGTAAAGGATTTAAAAAAGTGTTAAAAACTTTTAATAACGGAGTAAAACAAGTTAATAAATACTCGATGCAATTCGATACTTTTTCTGTATCTTTGTGTTCAACAAAAGAACATAAAATTAAAACTACAAAAGAATGGAAGAAAATATCAGAATTGAGCAAAGAAGATGTATTGTACCAATACAAATATTCAACGGAAAAGAATATAAATTGTACGATGGTGAAAGGTATTTTAGTAGAGGTACAAAAAGACTTCATGTTGAAGTTTGGAAATTCTACAATGGAGAAATTAAAAAAGGATACCATGTTCACCATGTTGACGGCAATTCACAAAATAACGATATTAAAAATCTTAATCTTATTAGTGCAACTTTACACCTTAGGTATGAAGGTAAAAAAAGGTTTAAAGAAAATCCAGACTTCGCTAAAGAATTTCATGCTAAAGGTATTGAAAAAGCAAAAGAATGGCACAAATCAAAAGAAGGTAGAGAATGGCATGTTAAACATGGCAAAAAAATGTGGATTAATAAACCTATGTTTAAAAAGAATTGTACAGTATGCGGAAAAGAATACGAAACAAGACATTCAGGAATATCAAAATACTGTCATCAAAACTGCAAAGCTAAAGCACTTAGAAGTAGGAGAAAATTATCAAGCACAAGTTTATGATTTAATGATTGAAGATTGTCATGAATATTTTGCAAATGGTATTTTAGTACATAATTGCTTAGATGCGCTTAGATACGCTGTAAGCTATCAATTAAGCGGTGGATTGAGTTCTAAGGTTTACGTTTACTAAGGGATACATAAAAACAAAATAAAAGTCTATTTAATATGAAGATTGAAATTAATTTACCAAGTGATTTAAGCGAAGTTTCGTTATTGCAGTACCAGGAGTTCCTAAAAGCAACTGAAAATAATACAGACGAAGAATTTTTAAGTCAAAAAATAGTTTCTTTGTTTTGCAATATACCTATGCAGAACGTACAATTTATGAAGTTTACAGATGTTGCGGATATTGTTTCGCACATGGTTAACCTATTCAATACAGATAAACACAAATTTGTAAATCGTTTCTTTATTGGTAAAACAGAGTTTGGATTTATTCCGAATTTAGAAACAATTAGCACCGGAGAATATATTGATCTAGAAAATAATTTAAAAGATAATAAGGACTTGCATAAAGCAATGGCAGTAATGTACAGACCTATTGTAAAGAATAAAAAAGATTATTACGATATAGAACCATATCAAGGCTCAAACACGTATGCAGAAGTAATGAAAAGCGCACCGTTGAACGTTGTACTAGGTGCAAAGGTTTTTTTTTGGAGTTTAGAAGTAGAATTATTGACGCATTCCCTAGTTTATTTGGACAAACTGATGCGAACGAAAACGATGACTTCAGCATTGAAACACAATTCAGCATTAAGTGGGGCTGGTATATCTCAATCGATAAACTCGCTAACGGAGATGTTAGAAGATTTGACGAAATTACGGAGTTACAACTTCTTAAATGTTTAGCCAAATTAGATTTTGAAAGTGATAAGGCAAAAGTAGAACAAGCGCAATGGAAGAAAGCAAAAGGTTAATTGAAGTACGCAAAGAACTAGAAAAGTTTAAAAACGCTGTTATTAAGGAAAGCAGAAATAACCTTAAAAATATGCGTAAAGATACATTCGGTAAATTGTCAAAATCTTTGCGTGGCCAGGTTAAGGTTTCTAAAAATTCTTTTGAGTTTGACTTTATGATGGAAGAGTACGGAATTTATCAAGACAAAGGAGTTTCAGGAATAAAAAAGAAATACAATACGCCGCATAAGTACACAAATAAAATGCCACCAACAAAGGCACTAGATAAATGGATTGTTAAAAAAGGAATTGCACCGAGAGATGACAAAGGAAAGTTTACTTCAAGAGAGGGTTTAAAATTTGCTATTGCTAGAAAAATTTATTTCAACGGTATCAAACCTAGTTTGTTTTTTACAAAACCATTTGAGAAATATTACAAAAGATTACCAAGCCAACTGATAACAAAGTACGGTTTAGACTTAGATAAATTTATAGAATTTTCATTAAAAGATTTAAAATAATGGCATCAATTATTAATTCAAGAAGCCCATTTTTTGTAACTATTGAAGAAGCAGGAATAACAAATAGCGAAGTACATGTTTACCTTTGGAACGGTTACGGTAGCGCACCTGCAAATCCTACTTACATACTTTCAAAGGCGGCAACATCTCAGGCAAGTACAATTAATTACAATATTTCCCCTTATGTAAGTGAGTTTATAGAACATGCAGTCAGGCAAAATTTATACGATGAGAATGCTTATGCAACACCAATAGAACAATGGTGCAACGTAAAAGTAGATAGATATGCGGATGGGGATTTATTAGATTCAACGATAGCTTTAGGAGTTGTTGGTTATGGTTATTATAACGAATACGCAAATCCAGATAATGGACCTTATTTATTATCTCAAACAACTTATTATTATCCTTACAATATTACAATCGATCCTGCAGGAAACGAACTTAGGCAAGTAGGACAATTAACTATTAAGCCAGAGACTGGGGATTACGTTAAATGGACTAATTTAAATGATAATACGGAAATTGATTTAGTATTAGATAGTTTAAATATTTTTGAGGATGTTTCAAATGTAATTCCTGATAATATTGCAGACGGAAACATGTTACAAGTTTTTGATGTAAGTGATAATCTTTTGGCTGAATATATTTTTAAACCATTAGACGAATGTTATTATAATCCAGTAACGATTGACTTTGTAAATAAGTTCGGAGCGTGGCAAAGGACATTCATGTTTAAGGCAAGTTATAATAGTTTAGAAGTTGCAACAACGGAATACAATTTGATGCAATCAGATGTATTAGGTTACGATATTTTAGAGGGACAAAGACAAACTTTTAACACTAACGGAGTTGATAGGATTAAAACCAATAGTGGTTGGGTTGATGCTGATTACGCTGAAGTTTTAAGGCAATTAATGTTAAGCGAAAGAGTTTTAGTGAATGGAAGTCCTGCAATTTGTTTAACGAAAACCTTAGAGATTCAGGATTCTTTAAATATTAATTTGATTAACTATGTAATGGAGTTCAAGTTTGCATACGATGTAATTAACAATGTAATTTAATGAGAAAGGCGCAAATTTATATTGAGGGGCAAAGATTAGAATTGTTTGAAGACGAACAAATAAAAGTACAGTCAAGCGTTCAGGATGTTTTTAATATTGATAGCTCAAAAACTGATTTTACTCAATCGTTTACTATTCCTGCAAGTGAGAATAATAATAAAATAATGCACCATTTTTACAACAACGATGTTGATTTTTATAATAATGTGCAATTAAATTATAATATTCGTAGAAATGCAAATATTGAAATTGATTTAATACCTTTCAAGACTGGTAAAATACAACTTGAAAAAGCTAATTTAATAAACGGTCAGCCACAAAATTACCAACTTGCATTTTATGGAGATTTGGTTTCTTTAAAAGATATTTTTGGCGAAGTAAAAATTTCTGAATTAGATTATACTGATTATTCGCATGTTTATAACGAAACAAATGTAATTGCAAGATGCGTAGATAACACCGCTTACGATGTACGTTACCCTTTGATTAGTTCATCTAGGGTTTGGGATTATGCAGGACCAAACAATAGTAATAATATAAACCACAATAATGGTGCAATTAATGCAAGTGAGTTATTTCCAGCTATTCGTATAAGCTCAATATTTACAGAAATACAAAACTACTTTGGTATTGTTTTAGATTCATTATTTAGTCAAACAAAAAACTTTTACAACGCTTATTTATATCTTAAAAATAAAGATGTATTTAGTTTTAAGACTTCGACAAAAGATGTGGATTTAGTTAGTACAACGGATGCTCAACTTTTTGACCTTACAATGAATTGGACTAAACTTGAATATTATGCTCCTACTGGTAGTACTATTTATCTTTCTAGTCAATGGGATATTAGTTTAGATTGTACACCAACTGTTTTAGGTTCTAATTTTTACGTTGAAGTTTATTCAAATAGTATTTTACAAACTACAATAACAGCTCAAGGAACTGGAATAGTAAATATAATGCAAGTTCAAAATGTTGTTGGACTTTCTCAAATGGTAAGTTTCAAACTTAGGGCTGATATTGCAATGAATATTGATGTGCAAGTTATTTTAACTTTTAGCGGTTTACAGAGTGTTACTGGAACTGTTACACCTTTTACTGGTTTTGAGACGGCAGATGCAAGTACAACGGTATTAACTGGAAACTTAGACGTAAATTCAAACATGCCAAACATGAAAGTTTACGATTTTGTGGCTGGGGTGTTAAAAGAGTTTAACATGGTTATTTACGGAAATGGAGTGAATACATGGAAAGCAGAACCACTTGAAAATTGGTATGCGCTTGGAGATACATATGACATAACAGAATTTACTGATGTTAATACAATCGACATTGAAAGGGTAAAACTTTACAAAAAGATTTCCTTTGAGCATGAAAAAAGCGAATCATTTATGAATAGAGTTTTCGCTGATAATTTTGCACGTGAATACGGAAGTTTAGATTACGTTTTCCCATACGATGGAGATGAGCTAACAATTAAGTTACCATTTGAAAATATATTATTTCAGCAATTTGAAACAACAAATATTCAAGTAGGTTATTCGTTAACAAAATTTCCTGATTATAAACCGTATATTCCAAAACCTACAATTCTATATTTATACGATCAAGTTACATGTGATCCTTTTAAATTTCACATAGGAGGTTCACACGTTACTAAAACAAGTTATTTACCATTTGGGCAGGATTTAATAAACAACGGTGTTAACTATTCTTTGAACTTTGGAAATGATATTTCTAGTTTGTTCAATACAACTATTCCTAACTCAAATTTCATGGTTTATTATTTCACGTATTTAAATAACTTATTTCAGCAAAAGAATAGAATTACATACGTTAAAACAAAACTACCTTTGTGGATCATTATAGGGCTAAGATTAAACGATAGGTTAATAATCGGGGGGAAGCGATATATCATAAATAACATGAGTACAAATTTATCCAATACTGAAGTGGATTTTGTTTTGTTGAATGATTTTAGACCTATCAATATTAAAACTCCAAAACCAATAATTAAAGAGCCAGTTATAAAAGTTCCTATTCAATTTGCAAACGGAGTTTCTGAAGTTAATTTAAGTTGGACGGATGCTAATGTTACTGTAGATGGATATAGTTACGCTACACCACCTAAATATAGTGCACAAGCAATAATAACAATAGATACATCTGCTTCAACTGCAAGTATAATTGAAATAGATATAAATTCAATACTTACAAACGGCACAATAGAAAGCGCAACATTAGTAATTTACAAACCATGATAAAAAACATTATAGACTTACTTCGACAATCAGAGTTTTACGGTTGTTCAGAAAATATAGACATTGCAAAAGGGATTAATGAAGTTCCTAAAAGCACAAAAGATTCAATCAAAAAGATTAAAAGACAATTATCATGGAAAAGAAAGTAGTTCAATTAGAACTGGAAACAACTGGATTCGATCAAGTAGAACAACAAACGAAATCCATTAAAGCGCAGTTACGTGAAGCACAAGCTGAAGTAGTTTCACTTAGTGAAAAGTTTGGGGAAACTTCAAAGGAAGCGATTCAAGCGGCTAAAAGAGCAGCTCAATTAAAAGATGCGATTGGAGAAGCAAAAGATTTAACGGATTCATTTAATCCAGACGGAAAATTTAATGCGTTAACTCGTTCTATTGGTGGCGCACTTGATGGATTTTCAGCTTTTCAAGGTTCACTTGGTTTAATAGGAGTTGAAAGTGAGGACACCGAAAAAATGATTTTGAAAGTTCAGTCAGCAATGGCACTTTCACAAGGTATTCAAGGACTTTTAGAAGCTAGAGATTCATTTAAAAAGTTAGGAGCAGTAATTACTGATACATTCAAAGGAATTAAAGGAGCTTTATTAGCTTCAGGGATTGGAGCGTTTGTTGTTTTGTTGGGTACGGTTGTAGCTTATTGGGATGATATTTCGGAAGCTGTAGGACTTGCAAGTGCGGGACAAAAAGCCTATACTAAAACCTTAGAACAATATACTGCAGGAGCAAAAGAAGCAGTACAAACTACTCAAAAAGTAGGTAATGCTTTTAAAATGGCAAAAAATGGGGTAATAAGTAAAGAAGAAGCCTTATTAACTTATAACGAAACATTAGGCGATTCATTTGGAAAAGCAACAACACTTGCAGAAGCTGAAAAACTTTATAATGATAAAGCGCCAGAATATCAAAAGGCAATGGCTTTAAGAGCGCAAGCAAACGCTTTGTTTGAATTGTCAGCGCAAAAAGCTGCAGAAAAAATGACTTTATCGTTAGAAGACCAAACTACTTTTTTTGATAAATCAGTTGCGGGTTTAAAACTTACTTTTGGGTACAGAGAAGAAGCTTATTCATATTTGGATAAAAAACAAAAACAAAGACTTAAAGAGGGAGAAAAACAACTGGACAAAGAAATTAATTCTATAAATAAAGTTGCGTTTGCTACAATGAATTCCGCAGAAACAACTGAAAAAGCAAACGGTATTAAATCCGAAAGTGAAATTAAGTTAGCAAACGAAAGAAAAGCAAGAAATGATGAACATAGAAAGCAATTAGAGGAAGATAAAAATAATGCACTTGCAAATATTAAGGAACTTGAAAAAGAGTATTTAACTAGTTTAAAAAGTCAACAAGAACAAGAACTTCAGGTTGTAACAGAAAAGTATGCACAAGCGTTAAAAGATGCTGAAAAATATAAGCAGGATAGTACATTAATACTTGAAGCTCAAGAAAAAGAAAAAAATGAAATTACTAAAAAATATTTAGACTTAGAAAATCAAATAATACTTGATGCTAAAAAACAAGCAAGGCAAAATGAAGTTGATCTAGAAAATGAATATTTACAAAAGATTGAAGATTTACAAGAACTAAATACTCAGGCAACAAAAACACAATACCAAAATCAAATTGATGCGGTTAATGAAAAATACTTTGCACTTGAAGAAGCAGCTAGGGGAAATGCAGAACAAGAAAAAGTAATTGCTGAAGCGAAAGCAAGGGACATAGCAGTTATTGAAAAAGATGCGCTAGATAAACAGATGCAATTAGAACAAGCACAAAAAACTGCAAAGTTTCAAATGGCTTCAGATGCTTTTGGCGCATTGGGTGATCTAGTTTCAGCATTTAGTGCAAACAATGAAAAAGATGCAAAAAAACAATTTCAAATAAATAAAGCGTTTTCATTAGGTCAGGCAATTATCAATACTGGTTTGGCAGTAACGGCTGCATTAACAGCTGGTGGAAATCCAATTAAACTTGCAACGGGTGCTCAATTTATTGAAGCAGGAATAGCGGCTACAGTTGGTGCTGCAAATATTATCAAAATTGCTTCGACTAAATTTCAAGGCGGTGGCGGTGGCGGTGGTGGAAACAATACAGCTCCACCAAGCAATGCAAATCAAAACGTAACAAGTAGCGCACCAAGTTTTCAGATTGTAGGAAATTCAGGAACTAATCCTTTAGCTGGTTTGGGTGGCGCACCTATTAAAGCGTATGTAGTTTCGGCTGAAGTTACAACAAGTCAGCAACTAGACA